GCTGGTATTAATACCTATGTAGAAATGATGCAATCTCAACAACCAAATCTTGAAAAAGAAATGGAAGCATTAGGTGAAAATGCTAACTCAAGAGTAGATGCAGTTAATGCTTGGGCTAGCAAAAATTTTCCACCAGAAGAATTTGAAGCTATTCAATATTCATTAGGCACAACAGCATCAGGCATACAAGCTATAGAGCGTATTATGGAAATGGGTAAAACTGGCGTAAGGTCAGAGCAATTTACGCAACCAGAAAAACAACTCACAATGGCTGATGCAAGGGCTATGATGCAAGATAAAAGATACTTTGATCCAAGATATAGAGATGAGACATATGTAGCAAAAGTAGATGCTGCATTTAGAATGTTAACAAAGTAATGCTTTATGTGGAAAAAACAATCCCAGACGATTGTTTTAGATTAGCTCCCAATCTACAACAGCTAGACAAGTATGAACTAGCTACAATGGGAGTTGATCCACTTACTGCACTTATAAATCCATTTAGATATAACAGACCTAACACACATACCTTTACAATTTTTGAGCAAGGTACAGATGAAATTGTTGCTATATGGGGAGCAATGCCTATAAGTAAAACTAATCCACACAAAGCAACAGTATGGTTTTTAGCTAGTGATTTGCTACATAAACATCGCAAATTTTTTCTTCAAGGCAATATTAGATGGCTTACATATCTAGAATCACACTATACTTTTTTGTTTAATTTTATAATAAATGAACATAAACGTAGCATTAAATGGCTAAAATGGCAGAAATATTGCTTTGCCAAGCAACCAATGCTTGTAAATGAGATAGAAATGTATTACTTTTATAAGCATCTACCAAAGGTAGATGTAGACATACAGCCCATTATTTCGGAGATAGGCCCTAAATGGACAACCGAATTGAAGGATAAAGGACAACTGTGAAATATTAATTTAATTTAACAGGAGATAAACGATGAGTACATCAATATCAACTGCCTTTATTAAACAGTTCGAAGCAGAAGTTCATATGGCATATCAACGTATGGGTTCGAAATTAGCGAATACTGTAAGGCAGACTAAAAATGTAAAAGGTAGCCAAGCACGTTTCCAGAAAGTAGGGAAAGGTACAGCCGTTACTAAAAACCGTCATGCTGAAGTTCCAACAATGGACATTGCTCACAGCACAGTTGACGTAACACTAGCTGATTACTACGCAAGTGATTATGTTGATACACTAGATGAGTTAAAAACAAACATAGACGAAAGACAAGTTCTAGCTCAATCTGCTGCGGCAGCTTTAGGTAGACAAACAGACCAACTAATCATTGACGTATTAGATGCAGGTTCAAACTCTGCAAACATTGCGCATGGTTCTGCGGCATTGACACTTGCAAAAGCGTTGACAACATACGAGACATTTGGTGAAGCTGATGTCCCTGATGATGGTCAAAGATATTTTGTAGTATCACCTGCTGGTTGGGCTGACTTGTTACAATTAGACCAATTCTCAAGAGCGGAATATGTAGGCGAAAGCGAACTACCTTATTCAGGTGGCATGACTGCTAAGAGATGGTTAGGGTTCTTATTCTTCACACATTCAGGATTGACACTTGCTAGTACAACTAGAGATTGTCATGCTTACCATAAATCTGCTATCGGCCTTGCTACAGGTGCTGATGTTAAGACTGAGGTAAACTATGTTCCTGAGAAGGTAAGTCATTTAACAACATCTATGATGAGTATGCAGGCTGTGGCGATTGACCCAGAAGGCTTCATGCAAATCCAGATTACTGAATAACGGAGGTTAATCATGGCTTTAACAGCAGCAAATTTAAAATTAGTCGCAGGTGGCGGAACTGGTAATGTTTTTCATTACAATACAGCAGATGCTCCAGCTACAGTTGCGGGTAGTGGTTACTTCAATGACGTAACTAATAACCTGAAACAGTACGATATAATATTAGTAGCAGGAACTACTGGTGGTACAGTAACTATTGATATGTTAGTAGTTACATCTGCATCAGGTGCGGCAACTGTTACAACAACTAACGGTACGTAAGTACTATTGATCTTGAGGGGAGGCTCGACTACACCCTTCCCTCATTATCTTTTTATAGAGAGGTATTATGTTATCAGAAACTAGATTTGATATATGTAACAAAGCCCTTGTGCTAGTGGGTGCTAACATAATAACTAGCTTTGAAGAAGCTACAACAGAATCAACAGTAGCTGGACAATTATACGAATCAACATTAGAAGCAATGATTACCAGAATACGCTGGAGATTTGCAACTAAACAAGTACAGCTAACTAAGTTAGCAGAGAACCCATTAGGTAGATTTCAAGCATCTTATCAATTACCAGCAGATGCATTGTTAATACACACAGTAACTGTTAATGACAATGTAATTGCTTATGATAGATATGGTGATAAGATTTTTGCTGATACAGGTTCAGGTGATACATTGATTTGTGATTATACATTCCAGGCTAGTGAAGCAGAGTTTCCACCGTACTTTAAACAATGTATGGTGTTTGAGCTTGCAAGTTTATTTGCAGGTGCGATTGCAAGAAATGATAGTTTGTCTGAGTTGTACAGAAATAGAGCATTAGGACAAATAGCTATTGCTAAATCTACTGATGGCCAAGCACAAACAAGTAAACGCTTGGATGTTAATAGAATACGCAACAGAAGAAATCGCACGCATTTTAATAATGTTAACGCAACAGTATCGAGCTAATGGATGCCAACACAAAGAATACATCAAGCCAGTTTTGTAAGAGGCGAACTAGATCCTAAGATTGTATCTAGGGTTGATGTTGTAGCATATGAGCAAGGATTAAAAAAAGCTCGTAATGTATTGACTCTTAATCAAGGTGGTATAGAAAGACGACCAGGCACAGTTTATCGTGCAACCGCTCCAGGCAATGGAAGAATAGAACCATTTATCTTTAGTGATGATCAAGAATATATCATTCTTTTTACTAACACAGTAATAACTATCTACAGTAGTAATGGAACTTTATTGCAAACAATTACTTCAACTGGTATTGAAACAGCAGAATTAATGGAATTAACTATAACTCAGCAAGCTGACACTATGATTATTGCACATAAAAGTTTTGCGCCTAGAATTTTACAAAGAACTGGTGCGACTACATTTGCATTGTCTGTATTTCAATTTGATGTAAGTGTTAATGGTGAAAAAACTTATCAACCTTATTTTAAATTTGCTAGTGATTCTATTACATTAGACATAAATCAAACTGCAAAAGGAACAACAGGCGTAACGCTTACGACATCTGCTGCATATTGGACAAGTTCTTATGTTAATACACGTGTACGTTATCATGGTGCAGAAATATTTATTACAGGCTATACATCGTCAACAGTTGTAACAGGCACATTATTAGATGACGTTGAAATAGAATTAGATGCAAATCCATTTCGAACTAGACAAGGTAGTGGAGTTGTGGAAGTTACAATGGCACAACATGGATTTTCTACAAATGCAAGTATAACTATATCAGGCGCACAAGACATCTTTGATGTAGATGGTGATGGATTAGCAACAGCAAATATTAATGGTACATTTACTATTACAGTAATTGATGATGATAGATTTAGTTTTACTGCTGGTGCTAGTGATACAGCAACAGAATCTGTAGATGGTGGTGGCGCTAGTGTTAAAATAGTAGGCCATCCACCTACAAGAAACTGGGATGAGCAACTGTATAGTGAGCCTAATGGATTTCCAAGAGCAGTATGTTTTCATGAACAACGATTATATTTTGGTGGAAGTGCAACCGCACCTGACTATTTAACTTCTAGCAAAGTAGGATCATTTTTTAATTTTGATGTAGGCACAGCAAAAGATGATGAAAGTTTACAAATGCAAATAGCATCAGATCAAATCAACGAAATAAGACATTTAGTTTCTGGGCGTGTATTAGAAGTTTTTACTAGTGGAGCTGAGTTTTTTCTTAGACCACAAACAGGCAAGAATATAACACCAACTGATTCTATGATTATTAGACAAACATCCTTTGGTGTACAACAAGCTGGTATGCCAAGACCATTTGATGGTGGTACTTTGTATATACAAAAAAATGGTAAGAACATAAGAGATTATGTTTTTGCTTCAACCACAGAATTATTTGATAGTAACAATACTAGCCTGGAGTCATCACATTTAATTACTACGCCTACTGATACAGCAACAGCTACATCATTACCAGATAGAACTGAACAATTATATTTCTTAGTGTGCGGTGATGGCACAATGTGTATTTACAATAGTCAAAAAGAACAAAAGATATTTGGATGGACACAATGGAATACTGATGGTAACTACAAGTCTATTGCTTGTTTGTCGTCTACTATTTTTTCATTAGTAGAAAGAACTATTGATGGTAGTACTGCATATTACTTAGAGCAGTTTGCAACTACACAATTTGATATACCTACTGATATGTCATTTACTAAAACAATATCAGGTAGTTATCAGCCACATGGCACAGTCAAAAATAAAGGTGCTGTATCTGCTGGTGTAAGTCAGTTTATTATTGATGGTGCAACAGCTAGTCCTAATCAAGGAGATACGTTTCAATTTGCTGGTACTGGAACAACACATACAGTTACAAGTGTTACAGCAACAGGAGGATCTAACGAATACATAATATCAGTTAGCCCAGTTACAGCATCAATTAGCGATAATACAGATTTAATATTTTTAACCAGTCGTGTATTTACTGGTATTACACAGATAGGCAAGACAGTACATGCTACATCAGGCTCAACAGAAGATGGAGATTTTTTCTATTATGGTAGTGGTGTAGTAACGGCAGCAGGTACAGTTACTTTGCCATCGCCAGCAGCAGCCTGTGATATAGGCATGGACTATGACATTACGGTAGAAACCTTGCCACAAGATGTTAGATTAGGTGATGGTGTGTTAACAGGTAAGCCACGTAAGATAGGTAAAGCTATATTAGAATTATCAACCACATATAATGTTACGATTAATTCTAATCAAGTTTTGATTGGTAGTAATCCCAATGACGATACAACTGGATTACAATCTTTGACAGGGAAAAAAGAAGTGCATACACTTGGATATGAGAAAGATCCAACATTGACAGTATCGCAAACAGCGCCACTACCAATGAGGGTTTTAGGTATAACATCGGAGGTTTATTACTAATGTGTCATCCAGCAGTATACGCAGCCATAGCTGTAGGAAATGTTATGCAGGCAAGATCATCTGAAAAAGCAGCAAATGCTTTAGCTGAACAAGCAGCACAAGAACAAAGAGATCAAATTAGAGATCAAAGGGCTGATCTTGCAATAGAAGTTGCTCAAAAAGAAAATGATAGATGGCGTAATTATCAAGATCATATGGCAGGCAACAGAGCATTGTTAGCTAGTATGGGTTTAACAGAACAAGGTGGTAGTTATTTGGCACTTAAATCTAGAAACAAACAAATAGTTAAAACAGATTTACGAAATATTAGTTTATCAAAAGGAAAATCTTTACGAGAACTTAGTTATGCTGAACTTGATGTAGAAAGAAATTTATTATCTACTAAGATAAGTACAAAACAAAATACAATGAACGCATATTTTGATGCGGCAAAAGCAGGTACAGATTTTGCAGCAAGTACAGATACTTTTGGTGATAATTTTAAAAAATAAGGAATTAAATAAATGGCATTAAAAAAAGAAACAAAACAAGTTGGACTAAGCACACAAATAGGAGTTACTAGAGGTAGAGGACTTTTAAATGTTGCTAGTGCTGTTAGTCAAAATTCTAAACATATGACTAGATTGCTTTCTGAATATGCTGCCGATGGTATGGCTAAAGAAAAAAAAGAAGCTATAGAAAAAGGAAAAGAACTAGGTAAATCTGCTGAAATTATATATGAAGATATTGAATATCAAGACGATTTAGGAAATACAGTTACAACAAAAATACCAAAAAGTTATAAATCATCACAAGAAATTGCTAATAATAGTTGGTTAGCATTAGGTTATGATGAAACAGTATTAGATACTTATTTTGATGCAACTATCGCATCTTTAGATTCTATTTTGCAAGAAGAAAAAGCATTACTAAAAAGTAAGGTTAGTTACAAAAATACTATACCAGAGATATACAATAGCTATCAAAATAATATTTCTCAACAAGTAGCTGCAATGAGAGAAAATTTACCAAAAGAATTAAAATCTTTATTTGATTCAAGAGCAAAAACAATGATAACTTCTGCTCAAACAGAATTATCTAACAAATGGATTAGAAGGCAAGAAACATATGTTAATGCAAAAATTAAAGAAACAAATGATAGAGGTATAGATCAATTAAAAATAGGTGGTTTAATTGATTATGAGGGATCAAAATTATTAATTAATAAATTAGAAGATGAAAATGAAAAAGCGCAATTAAATAGTTCTATTAATGCATCATTATTTTTAGAAGAAACATTACCTGATCTTAAAACAACATTAAAAGTGTCTAAATTTATTAATGATAAAAAAATATTTACATTAGATTTTAGTAATCCACAAACCAATCAAATAGATAAAAATAATTTTCAACAGTTAAGTTTATTTTTAAATACACAAGGTAAATCAAAAGGAACATTAATAGCAACAGATGGCAAGAAAGTAGAATTATCATTAGATAAATTAGGCATATCTAATGATGAGTTTATTGCATTAGCTCCACAACTAGAAACAAATATTAGATCAAATATATCTATGATTAATTCACAGATAAGCACATACAATGAAAATAAAAATATTAATATAATGTATTCTAAATCAAAACAATTTAAAAGTAGTTATTTTTTAGATAATAAAGATATTAAAAATACATCAACACAACTGGATAATCTAGATCAACCATTGTGGGATGAAGCTATTGCTGATTATGCTAACTCAAGAAAAGAATTAAATGAAGTAAATGCTGACAATATGACTCAACAGCAAAAAATAGGATTTTATCAATACTATGCTGGCATAACAGGTGTTATACCAGAAAGCTACAGAAATAGAATAGAGTCGCTTGTTGGTAGCGCAAATGATTTAGAAGCATTAAGAGATTTAGTTAATAGTCCAGAATGGTTAATGATGAGTGGCACAAATGTAACAACAGAATTGCCTGGTGGTCAAAAAATTATACAAAATAATTTATGGAAAACAGCAGGTTTAGACAACAAAATAGAAGAAAAAGCAATGAGGCTATCAGCCTCTATAGAACTATCTGGTGTAGATAGAGGTGTAGCTAATTTTATTCTTGCTGAACAAGAAATAGAAAAAAGACTAACTGGCGGTAGAGAAAGAGCATCATTAGTTACTGATTATGCTGAACAAAAAGGTTTTGATTCTACATCAAAATTATCATCTGATATTGAAACAAAAATTAAAAATAAAATTCCAGAAAAATTTATAGGACAAACAATTATAGGTAATAAATATTTTGCGTTAATTAAAGCAGATGTTATGCGAAGTATTGAACTTGGATCAAGTGAATCTGTAAGCAAACTTGTAGTCAATTCAATAGCAAAAACAACAAAAAATGGTTACTTTGGTAATAGTAAATATAGTTATGTATTTGGTGGTAGAGTAGCATCAGGAGCAACACAGTATGGTTCTGATTTAGTTTTTATGAAATATCCGCCAGATGCTGTATTACAATCAGACAAACAACTACAATTAGTAAATGATAAAATTAACTCAAGATTTAGAGATTTATCAAAAGAAACAGATTTAGGTACAGTTAATCCTGGATTAAGTCCAGAATATTATAGCCAAGAAAATTATGAAAAGACACTTGAACTAGGATCAAATACAAAACCAGGTGGACCAAGATATACAACTGTACCAAAAGAAAGAGATGAGTTTGTATTAGGCGAAAATGTATTTTTAAATGTAGTAGGTAATCCTGCTAATCAAGCAAACGTACTTTATCAATTTGTGGTGTTAGAAAATACAGAAGATGGTTCTACGGCTGTACCATTAGAAGATATGAATGGCAATATAATTAGAATTACATATCAAGATTTATATGATGCGAGGAATTAATGGCTGATGTAAGAACAACAGATATAAGAACATTAGTACCTGATGAATATAATCGGCAAGAATTTAATTTTCCAAATACTTTTGCACAAGATGTAAAAAATGCATGGGAACTTACATGGTTTGGACAAACTATAAATGAGTTAAATGATGATGATTCATATTTAAACTATCCTGATGATTCTGAATTAGATGTATATTCATATTTAGAAAATACACCTTATCTTCAATATCAAGACCATTTTAAAAATATGCGTAATGCTGATCATATTCAACATGTAAAAAATAAAATAGATAGAAATAATTTTTTACGTCAAGAACGTGATGATGCAGGTATTTTGCCTGATTTAATTGCACAGCTTGGCGACCCATTAACATATGTGCCTATACCATTTGTTAAAGGTTTAACAATGGGAAGTAGATTTTTAAAAACAGGTGCAGCTTCTGGTTTATTAGTAGGCTCATCAGAACCATTAAGACAACAATTAGATCCTACTGCAACAATAGCAGAAAGTTCTATGTATATTGGTGGTGCATTTATATTAGGTGGTGGATTAGGTGCGGCATTTGGAAGAAGATTAGCTCCAAAAACAGAAATAAAACCAGGACAGCCTGAACCTCAATACTTTGGTCCAATATCAGAAAAAACAGAAACAGAAGTAGTTGACGATATGATGGGTGCAATGTGGGATATGGATCATAAAATATTTAAATATGATATGTATAATCCTAAATCAGATGTTACATATACACCAGCTACAGAAACAATTGCAGGTAGATTAGGATATAAATTAGATACTGCGGCTTTAAATGGATATGATGAAATAGGCAATCCATTATTTGTAAAAATTAGTGCTGCATCTGATAATCGAAATAAATATATAAATGATACTATACGTACTGACGATGCAAAAATACATAAAGCCTGGAAAGATCAATCATATAATAAAAATAATAAAGGTATATATCCATTGCCTAGATTTAAAAGTCCAGATGATTTAAAAAAATTTTTAATAGAAAAAGAACATATAAAATACAGAGGTTTAAAACCAAAAGGTGATACTGTTGCAGATATTGAAAATAAACTTAATAAAGAAGTATTAGAAAAAATTGAATTAGAAGAAACAGCATCTAGAAAATTATCAGCTAGAGGAAAAGTATCTGATAAAATTGGACAAGTTGCTGCTAAATTAATTACCGATCAAGATAGATTAACAAATAACACTTTTAAAAATAAAGAATTTAGTAACTGGATAGCAGATACAGCAGAAGAATTATCAGGTGATTATAGTTTAACAACTATAGGAAATAAAGAAGGTAGAATAACACCACATAGTGCAAATACTAAATCACAATTAAATACATTAAGAGATACACAAACTTTAAAAAGAGTCCTTGATAATAATTACACGTTATTATTAGCTAATAAAGCAGAAGGAATAAAATTACTTGGCAATAATTATAATTTAACTAAAGGTGGTCAACAGATTGGTGCTTTTGCAGAAGATAAATTAAATAAATTAAAAAGATTAGTTGGTAGTAAAACAGAAGAAACGCATAAAAAAATAACTTTTCAAGAATATAATGAACGTGTTGGTATGGCTATACGTGATCCAGATTATTTTGCTATACAACCAGATGCTATTAAAAAAGCAGCAAATGAAATGCAACAACATACTCAAGATATAGGACAAAGGCTAGTCAAAGAAAATATAATGTACAGTCAACAGTCTATTAGTGGCAAAAAAACCGAATGGCAAACATTGTTACAACAAGCAAAAAAAGATTTAGCAAATGCTAAAGATCCAGAAGTAATTAAAGTAATTAACAATCAAATTAAAAAAGCACAAGATGAAATAGCAATATATGACGATGAGTTAGATGATTTAATTTTAGATCCAGATAGAGCAAAAGATTTTTTATTAGAAAATTATTTTCCTAGAGAAATTAGTAGAAATAAAGTTATTAAAGATAAAGCAGAATATGATAAAACATTTATAGCTCCAGAAAAAGGTACATATATTGAAAAAAAAATAAACAAAGGTATGTATCCAGGTATGGTTGTAAAATTTACAGAACCAAAATCAACAACAAAAATGTATGGAAACATTGCAGAAATTAATAAAAATGGATCTATTGTTGTTGAGTATCCTAAAGGAGTTAGTCAAGAAGTTACTAAAATAACTATACCAAAAAATAAAATACAATTAAAATCACCAATGCAATTCAAACAACAATTAGAATATTATAGTATTCCAAATGAACAAAGTTTTAGAGGCAAACTTTTTAAGTCTTTTGTGGGAAAACCTAAAAAATTTGAATTTAAAGATATTGATGGAAATACACAAGTAGTATTTGAATCATCTGATAATTTTAATGTAAACATTAGAGTTAACAATGCAATACAATCTATTACACGTGATGCAAAAATTAAAGATATAGAAAATTCTATTGGTTATGAAAAAACAGATACTGGATATTTGCCTTATCAATCTCATTTTATGAGAAGAAAATTACCAGTTGAAGATAAAGAAATTATGGAATTTTTAAATCATGATGCTAATTATATGTTTAGAAATTATATAGAAACTGCAAATAAAAAAATAGAAATATCAAAAAAGTTTGGAGATCCACATATGAAATTACATATATGGAAAACTAGACAACAAGCGTATACCAAAGAATATAAAACAAAAAATGATGCAAAAAAAATAGAAATAGCTATTAGTCAAATAGAAGCGCAACGAGACAAAATGTATGGCATATACAATTCAAATGATGTTGATGATTTTTTTAAAGCAAGAGTACCAGTTGCTATGAGAAACTGGGCAAGTACAACAATGATGGGTGTAGTTACTATGACATCACAAGTTGATTGGGCTAGGATACCAATGGTACATGGTTTTACTAATTTTATTAAATCACTAGATGGTACTGCTAATTTATTTAGAAAAGATTATTTTGATGCAGACAAATCAAATCCTGTAAAACAAAATAAATTTGTATATGAAGCTGGTGAAATAGCAATGAACAATGCAGCAATGTCAAGAATATTAGCACAAAATGAAAAAGTAAGTGATTTAGATGATTTTGCAGGTAGATTTTTCTTTAGGCCAATGGAAAAAATACAAGCACCTTTTTATCATATTAATGGATTATCAATGCATACAAATATGGTAAAAGATCAAGCAGGTATAATGTCATCACATAGATTTATAGAAGATGCTCTTGCAGTAGCAAATGGTACAGCAGATAATTTTACTAAAACTAGATTAAATTCATACGGTATATCTCCAGCAGATGCTAGAGGTTTAGCTAAATTAGATTTTGATCGAGTATCTGAAAATGGATTAATATTAATGGATGAAAAAAAATGGTACAAATCATTAGGTAAAAATGCTGATTATTTATTAGATAAAATGCGAGTAGCTGTATATGCAGATGTACAGAGAACAGTTATTACGCCAAGCGTAGCCGATAAACCTAATATGATGTATGGTGTTGTGCCAATACGTACAGAAAATATGACACCATTATTGTTAGGTATGTCGCCTGAGTTTGTTAATTCTAATCCAGGCGTAAAAAAAGCATTTGAGTTTTTTTTAGGATTTGAAAAAACAGAGTTTGGAGCTAAATTAAATAATGGCTGGTTTGCAGCACCATTACAATTTTTTGCTTGGTCATTTGGAGCTAATAGAAAATTAATGTTAGCAGGACTAAGTGATAAAGAAATGAATTTAGCAGGTGGTGTTATAGCCATGATAGGTTTTGCTGCCATAATTGATAGACAAAAAAATCCACAATATTATAAACATAAAACAATGGAAGAAAAAATATATCGTGCTATAGAAATGTCTGGTGTTTTAGGTTTGCCAGGTGATTTAAATTTTATTATGGAAACAATGACAGAAGGATTTGGTGATGAAATGTATGGCATAAGAAAAGCGTTAGGAACACCAGGTAGATTTGGACAACCTAATGAAGCAGATGCTTTAGGTGAAATAACTGGTCCATCATTAGGTATGCCAATAGATTTATTTCATGCTTTTAATGAAGATTTACCTTTTGACGAAAAAGCCCAAACTATAAGAAGATTGATTCCATTTAATAATTTGATACTATGGAGAGGTATATTTAGAAGCCTCTACGACTTTGGAGCGGAGACAATAAAATGACAATAGCAACAGCTAAAAATACGCCTAGAAATACCTATACTGCCACAGGTGGGCAAACAGTATTTACTATAGGTTTTGAATTTTTTGCCACAGGAGACATAAAAGTATTCCGTAATGGCACAGCACTAACCTATAATGCAGCGCCTAGTAGTGTTGCACAGTTTAGTGTACAAGGTACAACCAATGCTAGTGATAGTGCATATGAATTTGGAGCTGGAGGCACA